CAACAGGACCGGCTGCCCATACATTTGCAAAGTTGTTGTTTACAGCAGTGAAGGCATTACGCAGGCTTTCACCGGTGCCATCATTGGCAACTAAGCCAGTATCGATAATCTGTTGTGTCATTCGTAGTCCAGGTTCAATAGTCTATTTACCAGAACTAACACTTGCTGCATTTTGCGTTAGATGCGTCCCACAACAACCTCTATTGTGCCGGATTCACCGGCAAAGTCTTCTAGTGCTTTACCAATTACAGCACCAATTTTAGGGTCTGCTTCAGATCTAGCACGACCATTCCCTGCGCTGACCATTAGGTCGCCTTTTTGCACAGGACCATTTACCTGGGTAGGAACACGCCCTTGTAGCGCAACCACTGCCACGTGCTCACCTTTGAGAGTGGCATTCATTACGTAGCTTGGGTTTGTACTGACAACTCCGGCAATCCTGCGATCTGAATCACCGTTGCTTTGCGTAACTTCTTGTGTGCCGCCAAAACTCAGCACTGTTCCCGGAGCATAGTCGGCGTCAGCAGTGTAACTTTCTGCCAAGTCGGCGTATTGAGCTGACGTTGCTTTGGCAAAAACAGTATTGAAATAACTTGATGCAGTACCAATATTACCAACGCCGTTGGCATTGTTATTGTTGATATTTCCGCCACTAATGTTACCAGTTGATACTGTTAAACTTGTACCAGTTAAGGCAGCACCAGTGATTGCACCGCCAACGCTAATCAATCCTGCTGAGTTAATATTACCACCAGTGACATTACCACTTACACTTACCGTAGTTGCAGTGATAGTAGTTCCAACCACAGCGCCAATTAGGTTACCACCTGATATGTTAGCAGTTGTTGTAATGTTGGCTGTGGTATTAACTGCTGATACAACATTACCGCTTAGACTCAATCCCGCGGCATTTATATTACCGCCGCCAACGTTGCCAGTCACAGCCAAGCTACCCAATGTGCCAACACTGGTAATATTTGTTTGTGCCGCTGTGCTCAGTGTGCCTGCAATACCAGTTGCACTGACATTGCCACCACTAATGTTGCCAGTTGTTGAAATGTTACCTGTGCCAACAATACCCACTGTGTTGACGTTACCAGTTGAACTTAGAGTTGAGCCAGTAATTGTACCAGTTGTTAAAATTGTGTTACTACCAAATGCTCCCAGCAATGTTGCGACATTTGAATTACCATATGAAGACTGTATTCCGGTAAGTTGGCTACCATCGCCTATAATGTAATTGCCAGAGACATTGGCTGTTGTGGTAATGTTTGCTGTGGTATTGATTGCTGATACCACATTACCACTTAGACTCAATCCTGCGGCATTTAAATTTCCACCAATGACGTTGCCTGACACAGAATTTATACCAGTAACATAAACCCCAGTTGTTGAAATTACTTGAATGTTGGGAGAACCTTGAACTGTTGCAAAAATGTTTCCGCCAAGACCAGCGCCAAGATTTTGCACTACTATTGAACTTGTACCAACTGCAATTGACGTTGCACTAACATTACTAGCGGCAGTTACATTTGATAGATAACCACCGTCTCCTATAAAGAATGCACCAACTCCACTAGCAACAATATTGGCGCCAGTTGCAGTAATAATACCAGTTGACAGAATTGCTCCTGCATTAACGTTACCTACTGCTGATACTGTGCCGCCTGTGACTAAGTTTGATCCTGTTACATTTCCAACTGCACTTACATTACTACTGGCATTGAGAATACCAGTAGATATTGCATTTCCAGTTGTAAAATTGCCGGCAAAGATATTGCCAATAGTACTGACCAATCCAGACAAATTAATATTTTCAGCAACAACGTTACCAGCCGCTGAAATATTGCCGCCCGTAAAATTTCCTGTTCCAACTAATGTAATATTACCAGCACTAATATTTCCAGTAGTAGAAATATTGCCTGTTCCAACAATACCCACTGTGTTGATGTTACCAGTTGAACTTAATGTTGAGCCAGTGATTGTACCAGTTGCAGATACAAAAGCACCTGTGACATTGCCTGAGATGTTGCCAGAAGCTGATATTGCTCCTGATGTTATTACGTTTCCACCTGTGACATTACCAGTTGCACTGACTACTCCTGCTGTTAGAATATTTCCACCAGTTACATTACCACCAGCACTGGCCTGTCCTGCTGTTCGTAAATTACCACCTGTGACATTGGCTGTGGCGGTAATATTGCCTGTCGCACTGACCAAGCCGGCTGTGTTGATGTTGCCACCTCTAACGTTGCCTGTGGAACTGATCACACCGGCTGTGTTGATGTTACCCCCAACAACATTACCTGTTGCGGATTGCAATCCTGTGACGTAAGATCCTGTGGGCGCAAACACTGCCACATTTGATACACCGTAAACTCCAATGGTGACATTGCCGCCTGCAATTGATGTATCAACGTTGGAATTTCCCGTGAAGATTTTGGTAACACTTACATTACCAATACTGGTAGAACCGGTTACTGTTAGGTTACCATCAACTACCATGTCAACCGCGGTATTGGCCAGAGCACTGCCGATAGTTACAGTGTTTGCACCAAGAGTTTGAATTGTGTAATCGCCGCTGACACGCTTGTAGGTAGCCATTTAGAGTTCCTTTGTGTTATTTATACGGTTCAAGAACTCTGACATGGTCATGGTTTGCAGGTTTGTGAGCCGGGTTAGATCAGCTACTTCGGCAGTGGTGTGACCCATAATTCTCACAAACAATATACCGGCATGATCACGCATTACTGTTTTTATCTGTGTGACCCAGTTTCCGGTAAATGTTGGAACAGCTGAACTTTTTTTGTAAAATTCCGTGTTTGCATACACATTGTTGAAATGGTTGTTTGCTGGGCCCATATCAAACCCTATTAGGTACACCACTCTAGCACCGTCTATTGCGGCAATACTGGCAGCAATTGGACCCGAGCTGTATCCAAAATATTTCTGCGGAACTGGGAGAGCGCCTGACCCAGATACCGGGCGGCGAGTGTAAAACCGATTGTTTTTTGAATATCCTGCATCCTGTATACGCTCACTGATGGGTCGATCTGTGCTGATCAAGGCTGTGGGAGTGAAATCCCTGTACAAAGCATTGCATCCGTAGATTGGCCCAAAATGTTTTAAATTGTTTAGATCAACATCTTGACGGCTTACGCCATTGCCCAGTACAAATGCTCTGCTCATAAAAAAGTCCCCACAGTAATTATCTGCAGGGACTGTCAGGGTTAAATCAATTAACTTGTAACGCTGGCAATTTGTGCCAGTTGTAATGTACCGTTTGGTGCGTCAACACCGTTGATGATTTCTGCACCAGACCATGTGACTGTGCCTTCGTCTGTGAAGAAGTTAGTTGGATAGTAGTTTTCACTAGATTGTACATTGGTCCCAGTATTGCTGTCGCTGTAATTTTGGTATGTCATGCCGTTCCAATCACGCACCCATTTGTTGGTAATATAGCTGGCATATACTGCACTACTGTCTCCAACTGAGTAAGCAATACTCATGTCGCCGGCTGCAGGAGTAGCTGTGTTTGACAACACACACTGTCCAACTGGATAAGCAGTACCCGAACCAGCACCCACTGCTGTGGCTGTAAAGATGTCACCTAGTGCATAGTCTGTACCAGCACCACAAGTGGTCCAGTTGGTTGTGCCAACTGAAGCAATTTGATATGCTTGGCCCACAACTAAAGATTCGTCAGCAGTGGCAGAATCTGTATAAGCTACCAAGAATTTGTGTGAACCTTTTTGTCTAATAATGCGTCCTGCGCCAGCAGTTGTGCTGGTACCATCTGCTAGACTGATGTTGACTACGGCGGCAATTTCTGGAAAAGTAGCCGATGCTGTGCTGGTAGCAGGTGATCCACCAACCACGCCCAGGAAGTCAGTTGCACTTAGTGTGCCAGCTGAATTGTAAACTGGATCAGTTAGTGATCCAAAGTTAGGATAACCAGCATCAGTTAAAATGCTGTTGTTTGTTTTTTGTATTTTTAGAGCTCGTCCCATTTGATTTCTCCTTATAGAAGCCCAATGCCGGTTCTAGCGACTACGCAGTGGTGTCCTGCATAAAACACCTAATTGTGTTGACAAGTATTTATGGTCCGTGTGAAATTACAGCCATCACTGTTTATGCTGTAAATATCTGTATGGAACCACAATATCTCATCGAACAAGGCAACCAGCACCGTGCTGACAACCAACCTGAGGCAGCACTGCAATGCTATGCACTGGCATTCAGTCAGGATCGTCAACTAGCATCAGCATTCAACAACTACGGCAACGTGCTACGTGAAGTAGGCGAACCTGAGGCTGCTATTCCGTTTTTACGTCGTGCTATTCAGCTGGAACCCACCAACGTAACTTCACGGTTTAACCTGGCCGTGGCACAGTTGCTCAACGGCAACTGTGAGGAGGGATGGTCTGGATATGAGGTACGATGGGATTACGAGCACTTGGCAGGTACCCTACCCAAGTTTGCACAACCACGCTGGACCGGACAGGATCTCAAGGGCAAAACCATTCTCGTCATGGGCGAACAAGGCCACGGAGATAATATTCAGTTTGTGCGATTCTTGTACAACCTACATGTGATGGGTGCAGAAATTATTTTGCAAGTGACCGATGGCCTGGTGCCAATGCTGATTGGAAGCCCAATTATTAAACGTGTGTCAGGATACGATTTTTCAGTAACAGATTTTGACTATTGGATTCCTATCATGAGCATTCCAGGAGTAATGGGCATTACATTGGCTAATTTACCAAAGCCCATAAATTATCTCAATGCTGACGCAAATCTACAACAACAATGGCAACAGAAACTTGGGGCCAAAAAGCGTATGCGTGTGGGCTTTGCCTGGTCAGGACGTAGAGATGCTTGGCTTAATATTCACAAGGGTATGCCTTTTGCAGACATGCTGGCCATGATCCGAGCAAATCCCACCTACGAATGGATCAACTTGCAGATTGATGCCACTGCCGAAGAAGTGGCAGAATTAGAAGCAGCCGGGGTGACCATGTATCCCGGCAGTATCACCAGCTTTGCCGACACATCTGCATTAATAATGCACCTTGATGTGGTGTTGAGTGTGGACACTGCTATTGCTCACCTGGCAGGTGCACTGGGAAGACCTACCTGGATCATGCTCAACTGGTTTGCAGTAGACTGGCGTTGGTTGCTGAATCGTGATGATTCACCTTGGTATTCAACTGCTAGATTGTTCCGTCAACCTGTGATGGGAGACTGGGCCAGTGTTACCAAAAAAGTATCTCAGTATCTAAGCTGGTTTAAGGTTTGACTTACACATGCTCATTAAAAAACCCGCCGAAGCGGGTTTTTGTTTGAGTGCAATCTCTGATTAGGAGAATGACAAGTTGGAAACAGCAATCTCACCAACGTAGTCACCAGCATTACCGAAAGATGATGCAGTGTTAGTTAGTTCGATGTAACCATAACGTGTCATGAATGACACGACTGGTTCGAATGTTGATGGATCCAG